CCCAGTATCAACAAATGACATTTCTGCAAAAACTGTATAAGAAAGAATAGACTCATATAAAATTAATTCTAAAAATCCATCTGTAAGATTAAGATCTTTTCCAGAATAATTTGAAATAATTTTGAGTTCTTGTACTGAACCCTTATTTGGGGTATTATCTGTCATTATCCTCTAGAAAGTGATTGAGATTTGTCGTTAGATATTGAAGGTGGTGCAAAGGCAATTATGGAACCTGAACCAGTAGAGACTGGAACCAATTCTTTTATGATAATTGGTTGAATATATGATGGTTTTTGTGAATCTGGTTGATTATAAGAAGCATATTTTTCGGCTGGTGTAGTTGGTGGGATTTTAGAAAACGAGATTTTTTGATTTTGTCTTAATTGTCTCATTTTATAAATCTCTTTAAGTAACCATTCATTCTGACCAGGACCGACTTTAACCTCTACTCGATCTCCCTTTCCATTTATAGTGAAAACCTTGTTATTTTTTAGATCAACATAATACATTTTACCCTTTATTAGATAAGGTTCGCCAGGTGGAGTTTGAGTGATTCTTTGTATTTCTGGTTTCGGTGATTGTCTTGGTGTTCTAGATCTTTGAGAAGTTGATGCCCCTTTAAGTTCATCCATTTTGAATATTTGTCCAATTTTTTTAGGGGAAGGAACTCCCTTGTCACCGTGCATTACTTGAAATATTTCTCTACCATTTTTATCTCGTATTGACAAAAATCTCCCCCTTCCTCCACCCTCTCCGTATACATAAGATCCACCAGGAATTCTCGGGGCCATAATATTAGAACCTTGAGCACTTATATCGTATCTATCCCTAGCCGCTTTTTTAACAATAAAATAATCAAAAGGTTCCCACCCAGATCTAGCAGCCCAATGGGACTTCAGGACTTTTCTTGCTAACTTTTCTTTTTCACTATATGACATATTTGGATCCCATCTCGATCCAGCGACCCCTCTTCCAGAAAATTCCATAACATAACCTTCTTGCGCATGTGCTGCCGCCATTGAATCAATCATTGCTATTTTATCCCTTAATGGTAAATCAGGAACTATTCTAGCATCTACGTGATATTCAGTTCCGGCTCCAATTCTTCCAGCGGGGCCAGTTTTTAATCCAGTTTTAAATCCAGCTCCCATTGCTTCAACTCCACCGAAAGATCCTGATCGAAATTTTGCAGTTCCTTCAGGGGATCTAGGAACATTAGCCAAATATTGTTGATGTTTTATTGACCCTGAAGCCTCATCGGCAGGCCTTTCCCATTTTTTCATCCACCAATCTGCCGCTTCTTGCGCGGAAGAAAAATTCTTGGCTTGATATCCACCTGGCTCAACTAAAGATAAATGTTTGGGCTCTGACAATGCATAATCTATCTGGGCTTTCCAATTAGTTTCCCAATCTGGAACGGCCCTAATAAAAGGCGCAACCCTACCATGCGACCACTGAAATAACCCAATACCGGTGCCACCAGGCTCTCTATTATTGGGTATAAAGCTACTTTCTCTACTTATATTGGCCATCAACCCCAATGCCTGGATATCATTCATTTTTTTGACATTAATCAAATAGTCATAAATTTCTTTTTCTAGGCCAGATGTTGGGGAATACCCGCCATATTCTCCCCCAGTATAACCACCTTCTCCCCCCTCTCCAGGACCTGACTCAACTATTGACTTTTTATTAATCTCTTCTCGGATTCGATTGATTGCCATGTTTACTTTTGGCTCAACAATCTTTCTTACCATATCTTCAAGATCGATTTTCTTAAACTCCTCAGGATTTGACATTCCTTGTTCAACCAAATATTTTATACCATCAGCAAATTGAGTAATAGTCCGCCTTTCAAGTTTTTGACCAAGGGCAGTATCAACCGTGGCACCCATAAGATTACCAAGACCCAATATATCTCGGTCATTTGGTCTTTTATATTCTTCGGCTGCCTTTAATAGACCGGCATAACCACTTTTGGTTTCTGTTCTAAAGAAAATAGAATTGGGAATAAGATCTGACTTAAAAGTTCCTGTTTCTTCACCATAAACTTCTTTTACCTTATCTTCACCCCCAACGTCCTTACCAGGAACAGTTTTTTGTTGCTGAATATCAGGTTTTCTTCTGATAACTCTTTTTTCTTTTTGTTCCGTGACTCTTGTAATTGGAGTTTTTGTTGGATCAATTCTACCGCCAGTATTTACTTTATAAATTGTCGGAGAAGTTGTTGATATCGGAGTTGATTGAGGACTTGTCTTTCCTGTTGGTGAATCTCGACTTATATTAGATGCTGCAGATGAAGATGGTGATACAGTTGCAACATCTGGCAGTTTTGGAAGAGGTGGAATATTAGTTTCTGGAGAATCTTTAGAGGCATCTTGTCTTGCAGTTTTTAATTCCTCCTCATCAACAGAAGTGTTTAAAAATGAATTAACAATCTCAATTGCTCCAGAAAATACCGTCTTCAATTCACCCAAGGTATTATCAAAATGTTTACTTATTCCTTCGGCCTCTTTCTTTATTTCTTTGATTTTTAAATCAAAAGTATCTTTTACATCATAACCAAATTTTAAAAATGACGCAAAAGCATTTAATGTTCCAACAATAAGGCCGCTAAAGAATTTCATAATATTCTCAAGAAGTGGAACTAATCCACCGGCCTTATCGATAAATGGCTGTAATCTTGTGAATAACCACCCCAAAAATGTAAAGGTAACAAAATTTTTAACGGCATCTATTATGCCTGTTTTTGGTCTTTCGACTATGTTTCCAAAAATTTTTGGAGTTTTTGGTTTGACTTTTGGTTTATCTTTGGCCTCTTGTTTTTCAGCTAAATCAAACTTTTGATCAGTTGTCTGTTTCTTTTTGTCAAGTTCAAACAGTCCTCTTAAGGCATTTTCAATTCCAAGAACATTCTTTCTCATAGAAAGAAGAGTCTTGGTCAATGGACTTTCTTGTACTCTTGAAAATACTCTACTCTTATATTCTGCGGATTGATCAATGAACTTTCCTTTTTTATAAGGAACCGCTGGATTTCTTATTGATATATTTCTTTTAAAGAAGTTATTAGTATTAATCATTACACTATACCATAAATATTAGCCATTGACATTCTGACATCAGCCAGACCAGAAGGAGTCGCTGAGAATGTAGGAAGTTGAGTTCCAGATCCGGGAGATGATGCGGCGGTTCCAGCGGTTTGAGTAATTGGGGGAAGAGTTATTGTTGTAATGTTATTAGAGAGTCTTGAAAGAGGTCTCGGGGTTATATCAGTTTCGGCTCTCCGTATTCTGAAATTACTGTCAGATGAAATTGAATTAAAAGTTGGTATTCTAATTTTCTCACTTGATATAAATGGAGTCTCTTTTTTATATTCAGTGGTTGTTGATTCTTGTGGGGTAGAATAATTAGAAGTGTATGATCTTGCTGACAAAAGAGGCCCGCTAAAACCAAAATTTTGAGGTGTTTCTCTACTTCTTTGTGGAGAGTAATTTGATATTTGAGGAGTAGAAAACAGTCTTGGTCTCATAAAAGTACCCATAGGAGATGAACTCGTTTGTGATCCTCTAGAGGTCATTGGAGTACTCATAGAAGAATTTGATTGTGATCCTCTAGAGATCATTGGAGTACTTATAGAAGATGAACTCATACTTCTGCTATTCATTTTATTATTAGTCATCATTTTATTACCTACAACCCCACCAGTCTTCATTAGTTTTATATTACTACCATTTATTTTTTGAGGTCTGTTAGCATTTGGGCCAGTATTCAATTCAAGAGGATCTATCCCCAATCTCATTGCATTTTGTACTCCTTTTTTATTGAGAACGATTTCCCCCGGCTGTAGAACTGCCATTCCACCGCCCATAATCGGGAATGCCTGAGTATCACTACCAGCACCAGATACTTTTATTCCATCAGTTTCTTTTACAAGGCCAGAAAATACTTTTCCACCCACAGCCATTTTTCTTGGATTTGGTCCTGTAAAATTCACATTATTTAAAACTGATTTTAGATAATCAATAGTTTCTGAATTTCTTAGGACTCCTAATTTCTCCTGCGTTTTTATTTGGTCCTCTATTTTTTTTATTGCAACTTTTTTCTCATCTTCTGGTAATAAATTAATTTTTTCAGCGGCACTCATTACCATATTTTCCCGGACATTTCCAAAAATAAGATTTGTTCCAGTTTCAAGTCCAAAGCCAATCAACGCAGACGCAATATTACCTCCGGTAGGTCTAAATTTGGGCGTTTTAAAACCAGATTTTGTTACATCACCCGTAATCGTTGGCCCACCCCCCAAAGGTCTTTTAGGAGCCACCCCACCTTTACCTGTAGTGACTTTTGGTTTGGCTAATGGCTTTGCTCCTGGTTTTGCTCCCTTTTTAAAAATAAGACGACCAATTAGCCCCTTTAAACCCTTTAGTGTTTTATAAGTACCAATTAAAAACTGAACTACTCCAACAATAAAACCCCCCAAAGGAGTTAAAAATAGAAGAGCCGCACCTACAATCAAAGGCCACAAGGTTTTAATAAATCTCCCAAGAGCCTCTACTTTTCCTTTATTCTCGGGATCATTAAACCATTTAACAAGGTCAGTAAATACTCTACCTAAAAATGTGAAGAACAAGAAATTGACAATCTTATCAATAATGGCCTTGAATGGAGAAAGAATCTTTTCGGCCCCTTTCTTCATTAGCTCACCACCAGAAGGTCCCTTATCGGCCTCCATTTCTTCTTCTTTTCCTTGTCTTATTTCAGATTCTCGCCTCCTTCGATCTAGATCAAATGCCCTTTGATTAAGTCGTAATTGACCAAAAAGAATCTTTGATACATTTGCCAAGGACTTATCAATACTTGAAAGAATACCAAGATTCAATGAAGAGGCATCTCCACCACTTGTTACTGGTCTAGAAGTTCTTGTCTGTTGCTGTGGTCTTGAAGATGGGCTAACAAGAGAAGTAGATGGTCTTCTTGGAGTATCATTTGGTTGAGGAATGTCAACTGGTTCTTTTTCTTTTCCTTGTAAAAATGCCTGAGTCTCAACTAATGTGGTTACTCTAGATTCGGCAGATCCTCCAAGACCTTCAACAATAATATAAAAATCTCTTCTTCTACGAATATCACCAACCTCAATAGAACCATTTATTGGGGACTTGGTTGTGACTCCAGGAATATTGGTTCTTCTAATTTTTATCGCATTTTTTGAGGTCCAAACAAGATTTACAGAACCACCCTTTGGAACTCTTTTTAAATTAGATTCTAATTTTACTTCCGGCTTTTCTTTTTTTGTTGAGTCTACATTTGAAGATGGAGCCGCAGGAATTGTATCATCAAGTTTAGAAGTGGCAATATCATCCTTACCATCTAATACTTGATTAATTTTATAAAGAACCCCAATCTGCTTTATGATCTTTTTGTGAACAACACCGACCTTCTTTTCTTTATTATCTTTTTCAAATTGTTGACGTTCTTTTTTGGTTAGGGTGTCTTTTTTATCATCAAGAATTTCTGTAATAACCCATTCAATCGCAGAAGGATATAGTTTATCAGATTTTTTAATCTGAAGAAGACGAACAAAAGCCTCGGCTATAAAGATATCATTTCCGTACTGCTTCTTAAGTTTTGCGAGCTTTTGCTGATTTGTCATTTACTGGGCCTGGGATTTGGCTTTCTGTTCTTCCTCTTCAATATGTTGATTCAACATAATAACATAAACTTCTCTTTCATAGGGCAACAAATTTTCAATTTCTGTAATTGACCATTTATGGAACTGAGTCAGACTAAAGATTAACTTATAATAAGACATCAGGTCCATATGGCTCATTCCTAGCCGAAAAAATCGGATAGCCCTGTCAGAGTAACCTCACTTTCAACTTTTGTTTCTGGATTCACCACCTCCACTTTATGTTCTAGTTTTGGCATCGTTTCAAAGAAACTTTCAATCTTTTGGAATTGTTGAGAATTGAATCCTTCTAAGAAATCGACAATTTCTTGTTGAGTCACATCAGAAGAGGTCCAGACTTCTTCTTGATTATAAATTTTATCCACACAAGATGCAATTAGATCAATAGATTGTTCTAGTTGGTTCTTTTTATTCTGGAAATCAAAGTTGGTTTTAATAAACTGTTCAAGAGACGGATACCGCATTTCCATCATCAAGGAATCGTTGATCTTGATTTGTTTAGAATGTTCAGGGTTTTTTGTTACTTGAATTTCGTCAATAAAGATCTTTACGGGGGCATAAGTTTCGCCGTCATCTGGACAGAGAATGTTCAGCTCAATTTCTTCACCAACCGCCTTGCCACGAATATTAAGGAAGAGATATTCAATATCAAAAGTCGGAAGAGTTTCAATGTCAAGATTATCACCCTTGACACAAGCAGCAAGAACATTTTTGACTGCATTGGACATTTCAGAAATGTCTTCGGATTCTAGGGCCAGAAGTAGAACTTTTTCCTCTCTGACAACAAATGGGCGGAATTTTACTTTTTGTCCGGTTGATGGAAGTTCAAGAAAATATTCAGGAGTATTAACAACGGGTAATGCCATAATGATTAATGAATGATATTCCTTCTATTTATCATGCTATATTACGACTAAGTGGTCTTGTAAGACGTTTTAATTATTTTAAGTGGTAGAAGAAGTAGAAGTAGAAGACCCAGTAAAATTCTCTAATTTAACAAGATATCTCTGATAAGAAAAAGACACGGTGCATTTTAATACTTGGGATCCCTCATAAGAAACCGGCATGGAAGCAATAGAAAAGGGAAATGCATTAATAAAATCATATTTTAAAACTCTACTGGACACTTCCTTTTCAAACTTATGAATGGTTATTTTCGCCGCCAAATATTCTTCAGGAAAATTTACTCTATTGAAATAGTTCGTTCCTTTGAAATTTCCAGAAATATTCTCTCCTGCAGCATAAGAAATCCAGTTTTCAAAAAAGAGAATCACAGTATATGCCTGGGCAGATGCAACTGCACCATTTTCTAGATAATCCACATAAAAAGTGAAATCTGATCTGGAATCGTATGCGCGTCTGTAGGCGTAATTTTCGGTGACTCCTGGATAAGAATCAGTCAAGGTGGCAAGTTGCAAGTTAGATCCAGGGAGTGAAGCGTCACAGCAAGAAATATTGATTCTTTCCATGACATTAGAACTTAGATTTACTCCGGCTCCCGCTTCTTCCCGAGAACTCATAAAACTTGCGACTTTAGGTGGAGGATTAAAAAAGCATTCAAAATGACTTGTTGTTGCGGGTCTAAGAAGTAGATTCTTTACCTGACTTATGGTTCTTACTACCGCCACTCTAAATAGTTACAATTTCTTAGATATTTAGGATGGCAAATTACGTCCAAGGTTTTTATACTCCAAGAAATCCAGAAAAATATATAGGAGATAAAACCCAGATCATTTTTAGATCGTCCTGGGAACGTAGAATTTTTATCTGGGCTGATAATAACGAAAGTGTTTTAGAATGGTCTTCGGAACCTTTTCCAATACAATATTTTGATCAATCTACAAATAAAATCCGGCGATATTTTCCCGATTTGTTTGTAAAAATTACGAATAAAGAAGGAATTATAAAGAATTATTTGATAGAGGTAAAACCTGAGAAGCAGACCAAATCCCCCAAAAAAGGAAGGAAAAAAACAGCAACCTATTTAAATGAAGTCGCAACCTATCAAAAGAATTTATCCAAGTGGCAACAGGCCGAGAAATTTTGTGAATCCAATAATATGATATTTAAGTTGGTGACAGAGCGGGATCTAGGGATATAAAAAATGGGATTATTCTCCAATATCGCCATCGGGGCGTGGAAAACTCTTGGAAAAATTGTTTCCTTCTTTGGAAAGCTATCTGACGCAAAAAGGCGGAAGATTAAACAAGACGAAGATCGAATTGTCGATCTTGCACAAAAACAAGGAAGAGACATCACAACCTTTCCTGGATTTACAACGATCCAAGAAGAAAAAGAAAAAATAAACAAACTTGAAGAGTTATCCAAAAACATTCCAAGTAATTATGATCCCAATTCTTATTTCCAACTTCTAACCGCCACATTGGCGAGAATGGACAGAACAGCCGATTCTCTAAAGATGAATGGCATTTATACTTTTAAATACATTGCAAAAACCCCAGAATGGTATGATTTAAATCCAGTAATAATGATCACAGATGCGAGTGGTGAGTACTTTCAGGGATTAAATTTCCACTGGAGAGATGCCGCTGGTTTTGTCGAATCACCTTTTAGAAAATATCGCTTTGATAGGGTTCAATCAAAGTTTTATGAAATAAAAAACGATGAACTTAATTATGTTTTAAAGATTCCTACTTTTTATCCGATACGGATCTATAAATAGTCCATTTAAAAATAATTTATTTCCTTAAGATGAAATTTGCCGCCTAAATAGTTTTACTAAATAAGCCGCTAAAATTATGACTAATTCGATGGTCCCGTATGATGAGAACACGGGTTGGTGGCCTCCATTTGCACACCCCGTACCAACACCACCTATACCACCTGTTACCCCCGCACCAGTACCAGGTGTAACGGAAACTATCACAATCGAGTCATTTGAAGCAGCCGGAATTAGTGGTTTTAGTGCGGATTGGAATCGTCCTATCCCTCTGGCGGAAAACGGTGCGATGTCACCCCCTAAAAGTAACTTAGTCCCGTTTGGTGCTGGTCCAGTTGCTAATTGGAGCCATCCAACAAATCCTGGAGCCTTGGCATTTGATGCTGTTCACAGATCGATGCTGTTGCGGTTTCCCGGTGCCGCCGAACAAATTGCAACAGCCATCGGCAATGGCAAAACCATACTGAAAGTTGAAATAATTCTTCCATATCGCGGTTATGAAGTATTTCCTCCGGCATCATAT